ATGCAAAGAATTTAACTGCTATTCAAGAACGCTATTCTATGGATGCAGAGACTTTAAGACTTTTAACAAATAAGCCAAATGAAGTTATTTAAAGCAAGACCTTCATCGTTAGGGAAACTAATGAGCAAGTCAAAGAAGCCAGGCGAATTATCGCAAACTTGCATAACTTATCTTAAAGAATGGTATTCTGGAGATAAAGAAGAACTTTCATCAAAGTATCTAACAAAAGGTATCTTATTAGAAGATGAAGCTATTAAGTTTGCATCTAAAGTTTTATACGGTGGTATTGAAGCCTATAAAAACGAAGATATTTATTCTAACGAATGGTTGGTAGGTACACCCGATGTTATCCTTGAGAATTCTATCATAGACACTAAATGTGCTTGGAATAGAAAAACCTTATTAGATTCAGCTTTAGAACTTAATACTGATTACGAATGGCAGTTGCGAGGTTATATGATGTTATGTAATAAAGAGTTTGCTACCTTGTTTTATTATCTTGGCGACACTCCAGCAGCAGCTAATTACGGAACAAAAATAAGCTATTCACATTTAGAAGACTTTGAACGCTGGGTATCTTATGAGTTTAAACGAGATATTTCTATTGAGCAAGAGATTATCGAAAGGATTGAACTTTGTAGAGCCTGGCTTCAAAAATACGATGCCGAGATACAGGCAAGATTAGGAACAAGAATTATAACCCTTTAAAAAAAATAAAATGGCAACAATTATCAACGCATCTATTGATGTAACAAAGATTGACAGAACAAAGTTAATCAAAGACAAGTATTTAAACCTATCTATTATTGTTGATGACAAAAACGATAAGTTCGGTAATAATGTTTCAATCACATTAAGCCAGTCTTCAGAAGAAAGAGCAGCTAAAGCACCAAAGACCTATATGGGAAATGGTAAAGTAGTTTGGGGAGTAGGTAAGTTAGATGTGGCTACAAATGTGGGTACAAATGTACCTGATGATACTTCATTACCCTTTTAATTAAAGAAATTGGTGCTGCTGCAAGCGTTCTTTTTGCACCAAAGATAAGAGGTGTCTGCGCAATATTAGGGGAAAGTTTAACAATTTTAGCAGAGATTAACACCCAAGTACTAATGAGTAGCGTTAGTATTTTAAAATTATACGATATGGATTTTTTAGAGGAATATAGAACTGGGAATGTTACAATAGAGGATTTAAGCCAAAAGTATAATATATCCCAAAAAAGAATAAGAGAAGTTTTAAGAGCCAAAGGAATAAGAACAAAGCACCTTAAAACAAAGAAAGTAACTTTAGAAACGAATGCTATTTTTAATGACTTTTTAAAGGAGTATTTAGTTGAAGGTAAGCCAATTAAGCATTATGCAGAGAAATTTAATGTGCCTTTATCTTCTTTGAACAAAAAATTGGATAAATACTTTAAATTAAGAAGAATTTAATTATATTTGCCCTGTATTAAATATTTAATAAGAAGTAGTGAGCTTGTTAAATATTACAAAAATGGTTATTTGATAACCTGAATCCTGTCGAAACTCACTACCGATGGGATTCTTTTTTTTACATCTATGAAGTATTACTTACACGATAGCAACTCATTTAGTGATGAAAAAGTAACTGAATTATTTATGGCTTACGGTTATGAAGGATTAGGGTTATTTTATACCGCTTTAGAGAAGTTTGCCCAACAAGAAAAACCAATCAAAACTTCTGTACTAAAAAAGCAATTAAACATAGGCAAAAAGCTAAACAAATGCTGGTCTTTTATGGAAAGTATTGGACTAATATCATCAAACAATGGTGAAAGTTTCAACAAACAATTGCTAAAGTATAGTGAAAACTACAAAATAAAAAAAGAAAAAAGTGCAGAAAGATTGAAGCATTGGCGTGAAAATCAACAAGTTACAGAAAATGAAACGCATTCAGAATCTGTTCGAAACGCTACTAAAGTAAAGATAAGTAAAGTAAAGATAAGTAAAGTTAAGGTAAGCGATATAATACACCCTACTTTAGAAGATGTTTTAAATTACTTTGACGAAAATGGTTACACTAAAGAATCAGGTACAAAAGCCTTTAATTACTATTCAAATCTTGGATGGAAAAACAGTAAAGGGAATCAGGTTGTAAATTGGAAAAACACAATGCTGAATAACTGGTTTAAAGACGAAAACAAAAAGAAAGTACAAGCACCTATCATACCTACATTTTACTACTAATGGAGCATAACAACGATTTTAAGTTTGACCTGGAGTTTGGAATTTTAGGCGAAAAACTATTAGCAGAAATATTTACTAATAAGAAAGTAGAAGTTAAAAGAGATAAAATAGCTGCCGATACTGGAAATTTAGCAATAGAATATGAATCAAGAGGTAAGCCTTCGGGAATATCAACTTCACAAGCTGAATGGTGGTGTTTTATTCTATCAGGCAAATTAGAAGATAAAATTATTATTATTATAGAATTAGAAAAATTAAAAGATATTTGTAGAATAGAATTTGTTGCTGGTAATATTAAATCTATGGGCGATAATAATACTTCTAAAGCAATCTTAATTCCAATTAAAAAACTAAATACCTACTAATGGACTTTATAAAACAATATAGCGATGTACAAGGCGAATTAGATTCGTTATACGATACAGGATTAATCAAAGGCGAAACGGTAGGATTCTCCGAAGTTGATAAACTAATATCATTTAAAAAAGGTGCTACATCTTACATCTACGGAACTCCTGCATCAGGCAAATCGGAATTTTGGTGGGAATGTCTAATTAATCTTTCAAAAAGTAAAGGTTGGAAGCATTTAATATTTAGTCCCGAAACGGGAACTCCAGCAGAGATATTTGCAGAAATAATTCATAAGTGGGCAGGTAAGCCATTCTTTGACTTGGATGGTAATAAGCTACAAAGACTTACTAAACAAGAAATGTACAGGTACGGATTAGAAGTAAGCCAATATTTTTACATTATGGATTTAGGTGTTAAAGATATTACTTTAGATGATTTCCACGAAGCAGTAGAGAAATACGGTGTTAAGTTTGACACAGTTACAACAGACCCTTTTAATGAAGTAAAGCACGATTTAAAAGGCGAACAAAGGGATATGTATATGGCGAGGGTATTAGGTAAAATTAGAATGTATGCAAGGGAATACAATTACCACCATACAATCATTATGCACATAGCAAGGGAAACTGGCGCAAAGGTAATAGATGATGCAACAGGGATTAAATATTATCCACCAGCAGACCCACGATTTATAGATGGCGGAGAAACATCCTTTAGAAAGGGAGAACAAATGATTTGCGTCTGGCGACCACCATTTGGTGTAAGCAAGGATGGCATACCATATCAAGGAAACGAAGTAAAGATTATAGTTCAAAAAACCAAACCTAAAGGCATAGGGGAAGTAGGTGAAGCAACTCTATTTTTTGACAGGTGGAAAAACTGCTACTATGAAGAAATAAACGGAACTAAAAGCTATGCAGGAAATTATGTTACATTTGAATTACCAAAACAATTACCTTTTTAATTATGACACCAAGAGAAAAAGCAAAAGAATTAGTAGATAAGTTTAACGATTATACAGTTCAAGCTACAAAATATTATGCTAATGGGAAAATGGAAGAATGTAAAGAAGATGCAAAAGAATGTGCATTATTAGCAGCAAACGAAGTTATTGATACTTTATATGAACACCATTATGATTCAGCAAGTGGTGCATACGAATATTGGACAGAAGTAAAAGAAGAATTAGAGAAGTTATGAAAGAGAAAATTTTAATATCATTTAGCGGTGGTAAGACTTCTGCTTATATGGCTTATTTTCTATTAAACGAATGGAAAGATAGGGATAAATATGATTTTATAACTGTATTTGCAAATACTGGTAAAGAGATTCAAGAAACTTTAGATTTTGTTCATAAATGCGATATCGAGTTTAACTTAAATTTAGTTTGGGTTGAATCACTTGTTTCTAAAACTTATGGAGATGGTATAAAACATAAAATAGTAGATTACGAAACAGCAAGTAGAAATGGAGAACCATTTGAAGCAATTATATCTAAATATGGTATTCCTTCACAAGGTATGCCTTTTTGCAGTGATTATTTAAAGAAAAGTCCTATAAGAAGCTACGCAAAAGAATTAGGATGGGAAGATTATATTACTGCAATAGGAATTAGAATTGATGAACCTAAAAGACTAACAAAAAAAAAGTTTAGCGTTTTATACCCATTAGCACAAATTAAATATATGACTAAACAAAATATTAATTCTTGGTGGGATAAACAATCTTTTAACTTAAATATAAAATCTTATCAAGGTAATTGCGATTTATGCTGGAAAAAATCTAATAGAACTTTAATGACATTATTAAAAGAAAATGAAGATTCTTTATTATGGTGGAAAAAAATGGAAGACAAATATGGAGAATTTGTTTCAGAAGGCAAGGAAGGCAATATTAAATATAAGCCACCTTATAGATTTTATAGAGGGCAAGTTTCTATTGAAGAAATATTAGAAGAAAGTAAATTTCCATTTAAAGCAGAAGTTGATAAGAATTTAGAAATAAATGATTTAGAGCAAATGAGATTGTGGGATTACGAATTAGATTCTACAGATGGTTGCACAGAATCTTGCGAAGTATTTTAAAACCAAAAACATATGACACTACAAGAATTTGCTAAACATTCGGAAGCCAGGCTTTTTAGTTTAGAATTATTTGAACAATTACCAATCCATAAGCTATCTTCGCAATATTATGTAGATGCTTTAAGAGAAATTATTAACCTAATTAACCCAGTGCAGGACAAGAAGTTTATTTTAAGTGATGAGAAAGTTACACGAGTTAAGTGAGCCATTAAAAGCTATTTTAGAGGACGAACTTGAAAAAAGGATTCCAAAGACTGATTTTAGGCAAGCTACTTTGTTTAGAATAGCAGATTTACTTTTAGTGATGCAAATAAAGCTATTAGAGGCAAACAAAACTAAAATTGATAGTAAGACCTACCAAGATAATTTAAATGCTTTAGAAACGCTTAATTTAGCTTTTGTGATGATGACTGATTTACAAGGAGAAAATTCTTTATTACGAAGTGAATTATTAACTTTGAGGCACGAAGCTGAAATAATTATAGCGGAGTTAAGTGAAAGAGTTAAAACACTTGAGATGATAGATGATTTGTAAAAGATGTATAGGTGGAATTAATAAGATTTAACACCTACAAATATTACAAGGCGTGTAATGTCCTGTTTTTTAACGAATTAACTGGACAAAGTGTAAGAAACTTTACTAAAAAATTATGCAAACATTTAACAAGCACCAAAAAAACAATTAACTTTTGTGGCTCAGTTTTATACCCGATAAGGTGCAATTAACACTTGTGGCTCACTTTTAATCCCTATCGGGTGCAGTTTTGAGCCGTATTGATACGAATTTATACGAATAATGAACTTTAAATTTCCCAATTTGGGAACTAACATTTAACAATATGAGTTTAATCTTTGTAATATTAGCAGCCTTTTGTAATTCAGTAATGGATGTCTTAAGCACAAGGTATTATGTTTCTATATTTGGAAACTTTAAAAATCGTCAATTTTGGGATTGGAATATGTCTTGGCGAAACAAATGGCAGTGGGGCGAAAAAGAAAATGGCGAGAAGTTTTTTCTATCTTCAACTATACTTTCTTTCTTAACGGATGGATGGCATTTATTTAAGGCTTTTATGCTTTTGTTTATGTCTTTAGCAATAGTTTGTTATAAGCCTATCTTTGGTTATTTTGATATTATCTTATTTTCTATGACTTGGGGAATAGTTTTTGAGATTTGTTACACTAAAATTCTTATAAAATGAGTACAACAATCTTAAAAAAGAAAGCAGATGCTATATTTTCAACTTATATTCGTTTAAAGTACGCTGATGAGAATTTAGATGTCCAATGTTTTACTTGTGATAAGGTTTTACCATACAAGAAGATACAGAACGGTCATTTCTATTCAAGAGGAATATTGAGTTTAAGATATGATGAACAAAACTGCCGTCCCCAGTGCTACGGATGCAATATTGCCAAAAAAGGTAATTATATTGAATATTATAAAAGACTGGAAAAAGAAATAGGTAAGGGTGGAATGGATTACCTTGAGTATAAAAGGCATCAAACAAAGAAGATGGGCAAATTAGATTATCAAGAGTTAATTGACTTGTATACACAAAAAGTTTCCGAATTATAAAAAAATAGTACATTTGTAAAATGAAAACAGAAAAAATCAGCATCAAATTAGTAAAGTCAAACCCAAACAATCCTCGTATAATTAAGGATGATAAGTTTGCAAAGTTAGTAGCATCGATTAAGGAGTTTCCAAAGATGCTTGAAATTAGACCTATCGTAGTAAATGACGATATGATTGTTTTAGGTGGTAATATGAGGCTGAAGGCTTGTATAGCTGCAGGATTAAAAGAAGTTTTTATCATAAAAGCAAGTGATTTGACAGAGCAAGAACAAAAACAGTTCATTATCAAGGATAATGTAAGCGGTGGTGAGTGGGATTGGAGTATGTTAGCTAACGAGTGGGATGCTGAAGAGCTTGACGAGTGGGGTTTAGATGTTTGGCAAAAACCAGCCGATGTTGATTATTCTATCTTGGATGATGATGATGTTTCTGAACAATTAGGCGATATGACTGATGGTGTTAAAAAAGCTATACAGATTGAATTTAATGCAGAACATTATGAGGAAGCAACCGCTTTAGTAAAATTCTGGCGAGAGAGAAATGCTTATTTAGGTGGTATGATAATTGAATACCTAAAGGCCGAAAAAGAAAAAATATGATTTGTTTTATTCCAAGCAAAGGAAGACCAAGTACAAAGACCTATAAACTTTTTGAGGATGTTGGTATAAAAGTTATACATTTTATAGAGCCACAAGAAATAGACGGTTATAAAGTGCCGAATAAAGTTTCTATCTTAGAAAATAATAAAGGTATAGCCTATGTTCGCAATTTTATGCTTAATTACGCTAAATTAAATAATCACGAGTGGGTTATTTTTTGTGATGACGATGTTAGGCACTTTGGTCATTACGATAGTAAGACAACAAAAGCTGACGCTTCATTTTGGTTTACTTTGTTAGAAAAAGCAAAAAAGACTCCTTTTGAAATGATTGGAATCAATTACAGGCAGCACGCTTGGCAGGCAAAAAGTAATTATTCTATAAATAAAAAGTTTGCTGAAGTATGTGTTTTAATCAATGCCAGTAAAATTAATTGGGAATACAGGGGTGAATTTAACCTGAAAGAAGATAGAGACTTTGCCTTACAAACAATTAAATACGGTAACGGAATCCTTACTTTTGATAAATACTTCTTTAACTGTCCAGATTTAGGAAGCAACACTGGCGGATTACAGGACCAGTACAAAATTAAAAAAGATGAAGAATCAGCCGAAAGGATGTGCTACGAATGGAATCCTTTTATTACATTGCAAAACAAAGGCGGAAGAATAGATATGAAGACCGACATAAAACAATTAGCAATTCACTATAAAAAAATAGTAAAATGAAAAGAATAGACCTGGTACAAGTAGAACATTCAATTAAGATAGGCGATAATTGCCCTTATATTGAACCAAATGTAACTGAAGATAGTATTTTTTATTACGAAGGCGAACCGATTGGATTCTATATGAAGAAGATGCCTGAAAAAATGTGTAAACTTGCCGATTTGGCGAATATAGAATTAAGAAGCAAGAATGTGCCTAAAACAGAAATGAAGCGGTCAAGCGGATTACACGATACAGAAAAAGCAGTTTTACAATATTCAACTATTATAGGTTCTATTCCACCAAAGCCAATGATGAGAAGACCGTATGCCAGTATTTCAAGTGTACATTCAATCAAGACGGCTCAAACATTTATTAAGGCGATGTACTTATTAGCTAAGGAAAGCGAAAAACTAATTAAAGAAATACTACCAAAGCAATACGAACAACAATTACAACTATTCAAAGAAGTTGGTGATAAGTGGAAGTTCGGTGACCTTTTTACAAGTTCTATTTCTAATTACAATATTTCAGCACCGTTCCATCGTGATGCAGGTAATATCGTAGGTGCAGTAAATGTTATTATTTGCAAGAAACAAAACTCTAAAGGAGGCGACCTACATATCCCTGATTACGGAGCAACAATCGGTCAGCAAGACAATTCTATCTTAGTTTACCCAGCTTGGAGGAATATGCATGGAGTAACACCAATATTACCAACTCATGAAGGAGGATACCGAAACAGTTTGGTGTTCTATCCGTTAAAAGCGTTTAAAGGTATTTAATATGGCATACAAAACAGATGAATTGGAGAAGAAGTCTTTAGAGGCTATCGAAAAACATAAATTGTTCTTTATTGAGGATGTGGTGGCTTTTTTGCCCTGTTCTAAAAAGACTTTTTATGACCACAAACTTCACGAATTACACACTATAAAAGAATTGCTCGAAAAAAACAAAGTTGAAATTAAAACTTCAATGCGTTCAAAATGGTATAAGAGCGAAAACCCTACTTTACAGATGGGATTATACAAGTTAATCGGCACCCCAGAAGAAGCTGAAAGATTGGGTACTACTTTAAAACATACAGGCGGTATGGATTTGGGTATTACTTTCAATGAAACTAAAACCTATGATACTAACGAAGAAGCAGACTAAAGCACTTGATAGATTAGAAGATAACATAACAAGCGAGGTTATATTTGGAGGTGGTGTAGCAGGAGGCAAATCAGCACTTGGTGTTTATTGGATAATCAAGAACTGCTTAAAATATCCAGGCTCAAGAGGTTTAATGGGTAGAGCAGTATTAAAGACTTTAAAAGATACTACCTTAAATTCGTTTTACGATGTATGTAAACTGCAAGGTATTAAAGCAGGTCAGCACTATGTTTATAATGCTCAATCTAATATTATTACTTTCTCAAATGGCTCGGCTATTTATCTAAAAGATTTGTTTCAATATCCTTCAGACCCAAATTTTGACGAATTGGGCAGCTTAGAAATTTCTTTTGCATTCATAGATGAGTGCAACCAAATAACGGAGAAGGCTTGGAATATTGTTAAATCTCGTATTAGGTATAAGCTAACGGAATTTAATATAATACCAAAGATGTTAGGCACTTGCAATCCTGCAAAAGGATATGTTTATAACAATTTTTATAAGCCTACTAAAGATGGTACGATAAGCGAAAGCAAAGCCTTTATTCAATCTTTAATACAGGACAATCCTTATATCTCGGAACATTATATTCATTCATTACAATCTTTAGACAAGTTTAGTAAGGAGCGTTTATTATTTGGTAACTGGGAATATGATGACAATGACAATGCCTTAATCGAATACGATAAGATAATTGATATGTTCACTAACGAACACATACCAAGCGGTAAAGGTTACATATCAGCCGATATAGCGAGGTTTGGTAAGGATAAGACTTTAATAATGGTATGGAGTGGATTTAGGGTTACTGAAGTACATAAGTTGTCTAATAAGGCAACAAGTGAAGTAGCAGCATTCATTAAACATTTAGCTAAAAAGCATTCAATCCCTTATTCACAAATCATTTGTGATGAAGATGGTGTAGGTGGCGGTGTAGTAGACTATGGTTTTAAAGGATTCGTAAACAACAGTAAGGCATTAACAGGTAATTACATTAACTTAAAGTCGGAATGCTATTACAAGTTAGCTGAACTAATTAATCAAGCTGGAGTATGGGTAATGTCAGAAGATGTAACAATAAAAAAGGAATTAACCGAAGAACTTGAATGGGTACAAAGGCATAACGCTGATAAAGATGGTAAACTTGCGGTGCTACCTAAAGACAAAGTTAAAGAACATTTAGGAAGGTCGCCTGATATAAGTGATGCTTTAATGATGCGAATGTGGTTTGAACTAAAGAAGTTTGACTTTGTAGTAATGTAAAAGTTATCTAAAATTATCGTAAATTTGTAAAAATAATTGCTTATGAATCTCATACAAAGAATTAAAGCTGCTTTTATTCCTTCACAAGGTAGTGATGCAGGTAACAAATACAATCAATCTTTATTCTCTTATTTCAACGGAATATTCTTTAACATCCCTAACAACCCTCGTGCTTATGTTCGTAGTGGTTATCAAGGCAACCCTGATGTATTTGCTATTATAAATATGATTGCTAAAAAGGCTGCTTCAGTTCCTTTTTATGTTTACGAGATTGATAACAAAAAGAGTTTTAATAGAACAAAGAACAATCCAATTAACTTACTTAAAAAAGGATTAACGGAAGTTGAAGGAACAGACTTAAACAGGCTTATAGCAAGACCTAACGAAATGCAATCTCAACAAGAGTATATTGAATCTTTGGTTTCTTTCTTAGAGATTACTGGTAACGCTTACTCTTATAAGTTTATGCCTGAAGTAGGAAGAAACAAAGGAGTACCAACTAAACTTTATCCTTTACCATCACAATTCACACAAATCATAGGTAGTGGTACTTTTGAGCCAATTAGTGCTTATAAGCTACAAATAGGAAACCAAGAAATAGAATTTAAAGTAAACGAGGTTAATCATATTAAGTTCTTTAATCCTGATTATAATGTAAGTGGTAACCAATTATACGGAATGAGTCCGCTTATGGCTGCTTGGGAAACTGTTTCAAGTTCAAACGAAGGCACAAGAGCAAAAGCTAAAGCATTTATCAATGGCGGTGCAGCAGGTTTATTATTTAGTGGCGATAAAGACGCAATGTTGGACGGGGAGCAAATAAGTAAGATTAACCAACAAATAGATAGCAAACTTACTGGAGCGGATAACTATAAGAGAATTGTAGCTACTAACGGTATTGTTGATTATAAGCAAATCGGAATGTCTCCAGCAGACCTTGAAATAATCAAATCAATAGGAGCGGATAGAGATACTTTATGTAGAGTGTTTGGAGTTGACCCTATCTTAATGGCTACTGATTCGGCTTCGTACAATAACAAAGAGATGGCTTACAAAGGATTAGTAACAAATACGATTGTGCCTATCTTAAATATGATTAGAGGTATGTTTAACGAAGTTGCTTTATACTACTCTTTAAGAGATGGTAAAGAATACTATATTGATTACGATGTTCAAGCATTCCCTGAAATGCAAAAGGATATGGAGAAAATAGTTACCCAAATGAAAGAAAGTTGGTGGATTACTCCTAACGAAAAAAGAGATGCTATGAATTATGATAGATTAGATGAAGCAGATATGGACAGAATTTTAGTCCCTACTAACTTAACTTATCTTGATGAATTAGGAATGTCAGACCAAGCGTTATAATGACACAAGAAGAATTTGACACTAAACTCCAAAAGTATTTAGAAACTTACGGGTATCGTTTGTACTCTAAAGCTATAAAGGAATCTATACAACCTATTATTGATGCTTTAAACGAATCGGAATCGGTTGCGTTTACTAACTCTATTGCTGCAATGCTTTACAATGGAGTTCCTATTGCAAATGCTATGCAGACTTTTTATAATACTGCTTGGAATAAACAATCACGAGGTTATGTTAAATGGCTTAAGGCTAATTTACCACCTGAAGCTACAATAGGTGTAGGCTTTGAGAATCCTATTATGGATGCAGCTTTAAAAGATTATTTTAATACAATAGGCGGACAACACATCAAAGATATTAACGACACAAGTCTTAAAAGAATACAAGAAGCATTTCAAAGAGCGTTAGAAAATAACGAAGGCTTTAGAGGTGCAGAAAGAAGACTTATTAAAGAAGTAGGGATGAGTAAAACAAGGGCAAGGCTTATAGCAAGAACGGAATCAGTAATGATAACCAATGCTGCAAAGTTTACTCAAAGCGAGATATTACCTATTGAAATGGAAAAGACCTGGTTGCACGACCATCCAAAGATGCCGAGAGATTGGCACATAGCTTTAAGTGGTAAAACTATTGATTTAGATAAGAAGTTTAACGCTGATGGTAGAATGATGAAACATCCAGGAGACCCAGCAGGTGGAATAGAAAACAATGCTAATTGCAAATGTACGATGCTTACCAAAGCAAAGTTAGATAAGGAAAATAATATCATATATAAATAATTGCTAAAAAAGTTAGTATCTTTGTATATCATAGTTTGGTGTTTTTGGTTTTAGGGTGGGTGGTAAAACATCCACTCTTTTTTAAACGCTATAAAAATAATCGCTTATGAAGAATATAAGTTTCAAAAATTACGATGCAAGTATAAAAGACTTGGATGTAGCAACAGGAATAGTAACAGGTTACTTCTCACAATTTAACTCTATTGATTTAGATGGGGATGTTATAATGCCAGGTGCATTCACTAAGACTATCGCAGAAAGAGGACCAGATTCATCAAAGCCTGAAATTGCTTACTTATGGCAACACGATACTTACAAGCCTTTAGGAAAGCTAATGGTTTTAAGAGAAGATAACTTTGGTTTGTACTTTGAGGCTAAAATGAGCGATACTACTTACGGACAGGATGCTTTGAAACTTTATAGAGATGGTGTAATAACCCAACACTCTATTGGTTATCAAGTAATAAAGTCGGTAGAAACCACTATGGATATGGAAGAAGAAGTTGAGGCAATCTACGAAGTTAAACTTTGGGAAGGAAGTGCAGTAACTTTTGGCGCTAATCCTAACACACCTTTTACAGGCTTTAAGTCAGTAGAAGAAAGAGAAGACCGAATAAAGACTTTAGTTAAGGCTATCAAAAATGGTACTTATACTGATGAAACATTTGGTCTTATTGAATTTGAATTATTAAAACTTATTTCACTTGTTAAATCT